TTAGGTGTATTCCTCGTAAATCGCCCCCTCCATATCGAACGCAAGTTGACCGTCCATGTTGTCATCTTCCATCCACCACTTAAACACTTTCAGACCTGTTGACCACTTATTACAATTCTTTAAGCCTCTTTTTTCTCGTTCAATCAGCATCTTGTCAAATGCTCTGATATATGCCTCTTTGTATTTTGGATAACGTTCAAATTCGCTCCATCTCTTATCTCCTGCCATCGGGCAGCCGATACAACCAACCCTGCAATTTCCGCATCCGTATAGTGGATTTAGACAAATTGCATTTTTCTTTATATACCACCACAGAAATTCATCATCCCAGTCTATCAGCGGATTTATAATGACCTTGTGCGTTCTGAAACAGTTTTCAACGGTTCTCCTCGTTTCTGCATTGTCGAGGTTCATCACAATCACCCCGCCCTTGTTCGTTGACAGAAAATTGTCGTCTTTTTCTGCCTCTTTTAATAAATCTTTTTTAGGTTTTGGGATTGTAATTGCACCTTGATTGTTTTTTCGATTATTGCTTTCTGCTTTTCTTACACCTGTGACGATTCTCTCCCCAAACTCTCCAGTGTTCTCTTTAAGGTCTGCACAGCAATATCGCATCAAGCGTGTCGGCGGTGTGACATGCCTCACGATCAACTGCCACATGCTCTCTTTTGGATAATGAATTTCATACGGAATCCCCATCTGTTCAAACTTTCGTTTTTCTTCCCGAACAAAATAGACCGTTTCCGGTGCATCCACTGTTGTGTGATTATGACGAACTCTGAATTGCAACCCATATTTTCTTTCGCTTGCAACGCTATGTGCTTTAGAACACTGCTGTCTTTTCCTCCGCTGTCGCAGATAATGCACTCACTTCTTTCACACATCATGTGCAATATTTCTATTGCATTTTTCTCCAGTCGTTCCATCTCGCCCTCCTCATGCTGTTGCAACCGCTGTCTTTCCCTGCTGCTCCCACTTCTGACGTTCCTCCTGTTTTCCTGCCATATATCCGGCAATATAGGACTTGTCAACGTCATCCATCTGTGTGAACCGCTCTGCGATGTTCTCAATCATTTCTTTTCTTTCATCCTTTGACATATATGTCACGCTCCTCTCTTTCCTCTGATTCTCTCAAGTTCTGCCTGTATGTCTTTTCCGGAATAATCTGCAAGCAGTTTCTCCGAAATGTGATAAGTCCATATTGATGACATCTGCACCGCTGTTCCGATAGGGAGTTTCCCTTGCTGCATCGCTATTCGGATGAATTGCGGTGATACATTCAATATGACTGCTGCCTCGGTTGGCAATATACGTCCGACTTCCATCCGTCCGACCTCCTGTTCTGACCTGCCTTGTCAATGCGTGGGCGGTCATCCCACACAGACGGGCGACTGCTGCCCGTTTCGGCTCTCAATAGTCATCTTCAATCTGTTCGTCTGCCTCTGTGTAATATTCCCCGTCATATCCTTTTGACATGATTCTCTGATAGCATCTGTCGCACACCAGTCTGAACGGGATTCCATGACAATCCTTTGTGAAATACATATCCTCACGATCAACCTCATGTTCGCACACCGGACATGTCCGAATGTCACGCTCCTCGAATCTGCATGACAACCCATTCTGTCTCCTCCGGCAATCCTCGACCGTTCCGTCTCGTCCTGTCATGAGTTGGTTTTTGCAGATGTCGCAATCATTTCCCTCGTTGAAATATTTCATTTCCTGCATCCTGTTCCCTCCTGTGGAGGCTCTCTCGGTCTGTTCATGACCTCGCCTCTGTTCCGGCTGAATTTACCGTGTTGTGTCTTTTCACCTTAAAAAGTCACCGAAAACCTGTCATCCGACTATGAACCTTTTAGCAAGTTCACCCGCTGCCATGTTTCTCACGGTATTCCGACGCTGTCTTTCGGCTTGCCATCGTCAGAGCGTCGGTCGCCATCCGGACGCTGACGGGGTGACTGCTGCCCCGTTTCGGCTTTTAGTGTGTACCTGCGAATCTTGGGAGGAAAAATCCGAAATCCGTTGCCGGAAACTCTCCTCGTTTTATATTGTTTTGAATACCACAATAGTCATGTGCGAAATTGAAATCATCTGCTTGCAACCAGTCATCCAGTCTCATGTTGAATTTCTTGTCTGCACTCTCAATGTCCATCAGTGTTCCCATGCGATCACCTGTATCAATTTTCATTCTTTCTGCTCTCTCGCAGATTTTCACATATTTCAAATATCTTTCTTTTTCCATTTCCGTTCCTCCTGCCCTTTGTTTGAGGTGCTACCCTTTAGAAGTAGCACTCTCTGAATTTTGCCTGTTGCGGTGAGTATCTGAAATAACTCATTGCGTTCTGCACGTCGCAGCATGTACAACCGATTCTTTCAACCACCTCTGTGATGTGGCGGTTGAGGATGTTGTTTGCACCCTTTTCAATGATTAAATTCTTGACTGCGTCTCTGACCTGCTTTGTATTTGATTTCATGTTTTTGTCCTCCTGTTTGTTATCTTTGATTACATTATATTTATCGCAGATTACTTTGTCAACACTTTTTTGTTATCTCTGATTACTTTTTTATTGATTTTTCTGTTTTTCAGTGTTATTCTTATAGCAAATAAGGAGGTGACGCATGTGACACAAGGCGAAAGAATCAAAGAGGTGCGAAATTCCCTCGGTCTTACTCTTGAGAAATTCGGAGATAGACTTGGAGTGACAAAAGTTGCAATTTCCAATATAGAAAAAGGAAACCGCAATCTCACCGAACAGATGACAAAATCTATCTGTCGAGAGTTCGGTGTTGATTATATGTGGTTGACCACTGGAGAGGGAGAAATGTTCGTCGAGACCGACGATGACTTTTTTGAAAGAATCGACCGCATCATGGCGGGTGAAAATGAGACCCGAAAAAATATGATAAAAATGCTCTTGTATGCCTCGGATGATGACATTGAGGCATTTGACAGACTTGTTGATTATTACATTTCTTTAAGAGCAGAAAACAAAAAAGACTGACAGTCTTTTTCAACTGCCAGTCTCGTGGGTGTACAGATATAAAACGAATTTATATATCCTCTTGAGGACTTTTTCGCTTTGTATCTTACCGACTAACTCAATGATAGTCTCTTTGTAATGCAAGGGAACACCACCCCTTTCCGTAGTACAGAATAGCACATTTTTCCATGATTGTGGAAAAATCGGACATCATTTCCATAATTGTGGAAATATCTCCCCGAACGGACGACCATTCGTCACATCATGCTATAATAATTTTATTTGTACTCGGATTCAAACAGGTCTGTGATTCTGACCTCCAGTGCAATCGCTATCGTTTCAAGTTGAAACAATGTCGGTGACACCTTACCGTTTTCGATGTTGTTGAGCGTCGATTTTCCGATTCCGGATTTCTTCGCCAACTCCATCAATGTGAGACCTTTTGCGGTTCTCATTTCCCACAAACGAATTTGCATCCTGTCCACCTCCTTTCACAATGAAAAGAGTACAGTATGCGTTATTCACTTGTAGAATGGAGGTGTTTTCATGAGCGAACTTTTGAAAAGCATGACAACGAGAGTTGTCGGAGTGTCATTTGATAATGATGACGGAACAAGCAGACAGGACATCATTTCCGGCTTGTCTGTTGGAGAGGTTCTGTTGCTGAATTATCATGAATACGAAAACGAACCCGCCTATGCTGTGACGGATGCTCTCGGAAACTGCATCGGACATGTCTCGAAAGAATTGGCTGCGACAATCTATCAGAAATATAAAGATTGTTATTTTGCTGTTTCTGTTGATGACATCACCGGAGGTGATTCCGGTCTGAAATATGGATGTGTTATCAGTATAGATATATATGATTCTGCTCCGGAGACAAACGAAAATGAATCCTCGACCGCTGCAACGGTTGTTGATGTCATTCCTGCTCCTGTTCAAAACGCAGAATCAAGCAAGACAAATCGTGTATATAGTGCAATGTTCACCGTTATCGGTGCTTTGCTTATCCTCGTCGGTCTTGTTTTATTGTTAATTGCTCCGCTTGGCGGTGCTGTTGCGATTGTCGGAGGTGTATATTCAATCGTCATCGGTCGAAAATATAAAAAATCGTAACAAAAAAGACGACCCGTGCTGCAACACGAATCGCCTTTGTGAAACCTCCGTCTCATGCTACTGCAAAAGGCACTGACAGAATGTTCCTGCAAACACCATTCTATCATAAAACCGTGCTTTTTGCATTGGTTTTATTTTTTATACTCTTTTTTAGGATGGTGATTTTATGAAACTACCGAACGGATTCGGGTCGGTCTATAAATTATCCGGAAACCGACGAAATCCCTATGTAGCAAAAAAAACAAAAGGGTGGGAAATTGACCCTATAACCGGAAAATCAAAACAATTATATATAACCGTCGGATATTACCCGACACGCAAAGAGGCTCTCACCGCATTAGCGGAATATAACAAAGACCCCTTTGATTTGCACCATGCAACTATTACTTTCGAGGAGGTATATGAGAATTGGTCAGAAATCCATTTTGAAAAAATCAAGGACACGAATGGTTATAAGGCTGCTTTTAACACATCGAAACCCCTGTGGAAAATGAGATTTGTTGACATCAAACTGGATCACCTGCAAGGTGTCGTCGATAGCTCCGGCAAAAATACTCCCACACTTAAAACCTTGAAAATCCTGTGGGGTCTCATGTATGACTATGCTGTCATTCACGAGATTGTGTCTCAAGATAAAAGAGACATGGTCAGATACGTCGATATAAGCAAGGCGGGAAATCCGAACGCATACAACCGGAAACCTTTTTCAAAGAAAGAGATTTCTATTCTGTGGAAATGCAAGGATTCAAACATATATGTGACCGTCATTCTTATTATGATTTATTCCGGTGTCCGTATCGGGGAACTCCTCGACCTTGAGAAAAAGGACATCCATCTTGATGAACGATGGTTCTATGTGAAAGAATCCAAAACAGAGGCAGGAATCAGAGAAGTTCCCATTGCTGAAAAGATTGTACCATTCTTTGAATACTGGATGAACCGGAAATGTGACCATCTGATTTGTACACCCGACGACGAACCTTTTCAGTACCGGAATTATTATGATTCTTACTGGATTCCTCTGATGCTTGAGTTCGGTTTCGGGAAATTCGTCATTGATGAAACGAAAAAAGAACCTGTCTATGACGGACACCGCCCACATGATACAAGACACACCTGCATCTCTCTCCTCACCGAAAAGGAAGTTGACGAGAGATTCATCAAGAAAATTGTCGGGCATAAAGGACAGGGTGTGACCGAAAACGTCTACACTCACATTGAACTCCCGACCAAACTTGATGCAATCAATTTGATTTGA